TAGATTCTCAAATTAGAAAAACTTATTCGAGTTCAACATCACAATCTTTTACAACATCGGTAATAGACCCCGTTAATGGGAAGGTTACTATTTCTATGGGATCAACAGTAACGTCCACATTAAAATCCGGACGTTATGTTTATGATATAAAACTTACGAATAGCGATGGGTTGGTTACAAAGGCAATAGAAGGTTCTGCATTGGTAAGATCAGGAGTAACCAGATAATGGCTACAATAAAAGCTAGAGTTGGTACTCAAAATTCTGTTCGTGTATTATCCAGTGCTATCGGAGCACCAACAAGACTTTCAAATCTTGTTGATGTAAATACCGATTTAAAAACAGAAGATGGAATGATATTGGTTTGGGATTTGCCAACCCAAACTTTTATAATGACAAGTGTCATTGATTCATCATCAACCACAATTCAGGGAATTGCATATTTTACCAATACTGAAAATTCATCATTACCAACAGATGGTGCTTTAATAGTTAGTGGAGGAGTTGGTGTTGGCAAGAATCTAAATGTTGGTGGAGGACTGGTAATATCTGGTCTATCAACATTTAGTTCTGATTTGGATATTAATGCTTCTGTTGATATAAACAATAATCTTAATGTAGGTTCAGAAGCTTATTTTGTCGATATTACCTCAACTGGTATCTCTAATTTTAATTCCGCAACTATAGATAATGGTTTAACTGTTGATGATGCTATTGTCTTAGGGTCACTAGATGTAGGTGCGAGAGTAACTTTATCATCTTCTGGAGGAATTACTACAACAGGTGGAGACCTATACGTAGGTAATAATTTATACGTATCTGGTATATCAACTTTTATAGGCAGTGCCATATTCCGTGGAGGAACAATTGGAATTGGCGACTCTGTTAGTGATGATATTAATGTTGGCGGCGAATTTATATCAAATTTAGTTCCAAACACCGATGACGCTTATGATCTTGGTATTACAGAGCAAAGGTGGAGGGACGGAAAATTTTCTGGTTTAGTAACATCTACCAATTTATTTGTTTCTGGTTTATCGACATTTATTGGTAATCAAAATCTAACAGGAAATTTATCAGTTACTGGTTTTACAAGTGTAACTGAGGGTCTGTATTATGACATTGGCGATTTTGATGGTCCAAATGGAATTGCTTATTTTGATAATACTGGAAAATTGATAGGGGCAGCAAGCACAGAAAGTTTAATATCATCAAGTTACTACATATTAACGACAGAAGAGGTAAGCGGAGTTCCTGTATGGACTTCAACGATTGATGGAGGAATCTACTAATGTCTAAACCAACCACAAGGCAAGGATTGGTTGATTATTGTCTCCGTAGACTTGGAGCACCCGTATTGGAAATTAATGTTGATGATGATCAAATAGATGATCTGGTTGATGACGCAATCCAATATTTTAATGAACGTCATTATGATGGTGTTGAAAAAATGTACCTCAAATATAAGATAACTAGTGATGATATTGCCAGAGGTCGTGCATCAGGAACTGGTGGTGTTGGTATTGTAACAACTACAGGAACATCTACAGGAGTTGCAGCAACTACGTTCAATTTCTATGAAAGTTCTAATTTTATACAAGTTCCAGAGTCAGTGATAGGTATTGAAAAGATATTTAAGTTTGATACCAGTTCAATTTCTGGCGGAATGTTTAGCATAAAATATCAATTATTTTTAAATGATCTGTATTATTTTAATTCTGTAGAACTTCTTCAATATTCTATGGTCAAATCATATCTTGAGGACATTGATTTCTTACTGACAACTGATAAACAAGTAAGATTTAACAAAAGACAAGATAGATTATATCTTGATATAGATTGGGGGTCACAGGTTGCTGGCGACTTTATGGTAATAGAGTGTTATAGAGCACTTGATCCAGAGGCATTCAGTCAAATTTATAATGATAGTTTTGTTAAAAAATATTTGACCTCTCTTATTAAGAGACAGTGGGGTCAGAATCTAATTAAATTCAATGGCGTTAAATTGCCTGGTGGAATTGAACTGAATGGTAGACAACTTTATGAAGATGCAGAAAGAGAACTTGAGGATATTAAGCAGAGAATGACCATGGAATATGAATTACCACCCTTAGATTTTATTGGATAATCATGGCACTCAATCCCTTTTTTTTACAAGGTTCTGCTACAGAACAGTTTTTAATACAGGACTTGATAAATGAGCAATTAAAAATTTATGGAATTGATGTTTATTATATTCCCAGAAAGACTCTGAAAACGGATAATATTTTAAGAGAAGTTCAGTCATCGAAATTTAATGACAACTTTGTAATTGAAGCATACTTAGACAACTATGAAGGATACGCCCCAGGATCTGACATAATGACTAAGTTTGGATTAAGATTAAAAAATGAAATAAACTTAATTATTTCACAAGAAAGATTTGAAGAATCTATATCTCCATTTTTGACGGCACTTCAGGAAGGAATTGATCTTGGATATTATCCAAATGAAGAAACATCAATAACGACAAGACCAAGAGAAGGGGATTTAATTTATTTTCCACTTGGGGAAAGACTTTTTGAAATTAAAAGGGTAGAGGCAGAGAAACCATTTTATCAGTTAGGTAAAACATATGTTTATGAATTGCTATGTGAACTTTATGAGTATGAAAATGAAGATATTGATACCTCGATAGAAGAAATTGATAATACTGTTCAAGACGAAGGATATATTACAACACTAACTTTGGAACCAGTCGGAACTTCCGCAACTGCAACAGCAACTCTTGGTGGAGTTGGAATGATTGGTCAAATTATATTGACCAATGATGGATATAATTATACATCAACACCAATAGTAACTATTTCAAATTCGCCAACAGGAAATCCAGAGGATAATGCAACCGCCGTAGCAATTACAACTTCTGTTGCTGGTATTAGATCTGTAAAATCTATCAGAATAGTAAATGCTGGTTTAGGTTACACTTCCTCAAACCCACCAATAGTTACTATTACTGGAGGAAATGGTGTTGGTGCATCGGCAACTTGTGTTGTTGTTGATAATGGAATTAAATACCTTACAATATCAAATGCTGGATCTGGTTACTACACAGAACCTACCGTTAGTATAAGTGGTCCTTCAATTGGACAAACTGCGACGGCAAAAGCAATTATCAGTGGTTTGGGAACAATTTCTTCTTTACAACTAACAAATGCTGGTTATGGATATACAGAAACACCAACGGTAACAATAGAAAATATATCTTCTGTTGGGGTTGGAACCTATGTTATCAATGAAACCGTTACCGGGTCTCTATCAGGAACGACTGCAGAAATTAGAAATATAAACTTTAGAACAGATATTGATGAGAATAACCCACCTATTGAATTATTTGTTGGTGTTAATAATGGACAGTTTTCTGCAGGTGAAACAATCGTTGGGTCAGCATCTTCTGCTACATATATACTTAAATCGTATGATAATAATAGTTATGAGGAATCTTATGATATCAATGAAGAAATCGAAACAGAAGCAGACAATATCTTAGATTTTACGGAAAGTAATCCCTTCGGAGAATATTAATGTTAGGAACTTATTTTTATCACGAAATTATACGAAAAACTATTGTTAGTTTCGGTACTCTTTTTAACAATATCTATATTAGACATGAGGACAAAAACAATAATATAGTTGACGAAACTAAGGTTGGATTATCGTATGGTCCAATGCAAAAGTTCCTTGCAAAGATTGAACAGCAGGCAGATTTAAAAAAACCAATTGCGATTACATTGCCTAGAATGTCTTTTGAGATGGTTTCTTTACAATATGATCCGACAAGAAAAACTAGTATAACACAAACTTTTAGAGCATGTGATGATAGTGGAAATATAAAAAAAGTTTATATGCCAGTTCCTTATAACATTGGATTTGAACTTAGTATATACTCAAAATTAAGTGATGATGCTTTACAGATTATTGAACAAATACTTCCATTTTTTCAACCATCATTCAATTTAACTTTAGATTTGATTGACTCTATCGGTGAAAAAAAAGATATTCCTATTGTCCTTGACAGTATTGATATGCAAGATGATTATGAGGGTGATTTTAGCGTAAGAAGAGCACTTATTTACACGCTAAGATTTACTGCAAAGTCATATATGTATGGTCCTATTGCTGAATCTACTGAGGGTCTAATCCGCAAGGTTCAAGTTGATATGTATACTGATACTAATACTCAAACTGCCAAGAGAGAAGTTAGATATACAGTAACACCAGATCCAATCAATGCCGAACCAGGAGACGATTTTGGATTTAGTGAATTTTGGGAAGATTTTTCAGATTCTAAAAATTATAGTTCAACTCAACAAACTGATATTTAAAAATTATGTCTGATAATTATGATTCTATCGATGAAGCTCTCAATATAGAGAGTAAGATTGTAAAAGCAGAAAAAGTTTCGTCAGAAATTGAAAATGTAAAACCGAAAGGTCCCGATATCGAAAAGGATTATCAATATACTCGTGCCAATCTATATTCATTGATTGAAAAAGGTCAAGAGGCAATCAATGGAATTATGGAACTTGCCGGTGAAGGTGGAAGTCCAAGAGCATATGAAGTTGCTGGTCAGTTAATCAAAAGTGTTGCAGACACAACTGATAAGTTGATTGATCTTCAGAAAAAACTTAAAGATGTTGAAGATCAGTCTGTAAAAACCACAAACAACAACGTTACCAATAATGCCGTATTCGTTGGTTCAACATCAGAACTTCAAAAGTTACTCAAGCAAGGTTTTCTAAATAATAAAGAATAATATCTTCCTCTAATG